ACGCCGGCCGTGCCGTCGATGTTGAAGTGCGTGCTGTGGAACAGCGGCTGGCCGTCGCCCATCGTCGGGCCGTTGCCCGAGTTCAGCGCGAACAGCGCGTACAGGTCCTTGTCGATCGTGCGCGCCGCGACGCTGCCGAGGTTCCGGGCGATGTCCGAGAACGCCTGCAGGTCGTCGTTCACGATCATCTCGCGCGTCACCACCAGCATCCGGCCCTTGCGGACCGCGGTGATCGACTCGCGCTGCGCATCCGCCACGGTGCCCTGCTCGTACCGGCCCGACTCGTTGACCGTCGCCAGGTCCGAGAACGTGCCGATGCGGTAGCGCGGGTGCGCGCGGAAGTCGGCGAGATCGCCGGTCCGGGCGATGCGCCGCCACGTGGTGGGCGCGCCGGTGTAGGCCACCAGCAGCAGCTTGTTCAGCGTGTTCTCGAGCAGGTTCGGGAAGTCGCTGGTCGTGTGGCCGAACGCGGCCGCCACGATCTGCGAACGCGTCAGGCCGCGCACGTTGACGCCCGCGCGGCGCGCCGAGTCCTCGGCCATGTCGGTCAGGCTGAAGCCCTTGTACGGGTTCGAGCCGTCGACCTTGCGCTTCTCACCCGCCTTCTCGCCCGCGCGCGCGAGCAGCCAGTCGGTGGCGGCCTCGACTCGCTTGTCGCTCTCGTCGGTACCCGGCTGGATCGCGCCGTTACCCGCGATCGAGGCCGCGTCCTTGTTCGCCTCGGCCAGCTTCGCGAGCAGCTTCTTGCTCGCCTGCTCCGCCGAGCACTGCCGGTCGTCCAGGCAGCTCGCGAGCAGGGCCGAGTGGTCCTGCGCGAAGCGGCCGGCGAACACGTCGCGCACCGCCTGACGGCGCGCGTCCTCGGTCGCGAGCGCGGCCTCGGCGGCCTTGCGCGCGATCGCCTCCACGTCGGGCGTATTGGCCGACGCGCCCTTCTCGGTCTTGTCCATCGTCTGTACCTCACTAGGTGCGTCGGCACGTGCCGACTGGAATGCCGCTGCAGCCACCTGCAGCGGGAACTTCGACTTCGGGGTCGTCTGGCGGAAGGACGCGACCAGGCCGCTCCAGCGCTCGGCCGCGGCGGCCTTCGCGCGCGCCTCGGCCTCGTCGGTCTCGTCCTCGTCGTCGGCCTCGTCGGCAAAGCCGTAGGCGATCGCCTCGGCCGACGTCATCCAGGTCTCGGCGTCGAGAAGAGCCTTGAGCTCGTCCTCGTCCATGCCGGTGCGGTTCACGTAGATCTCGAGCATCGCGTCGCGGACCTTGTCGAGCATTGCCGCGGCGGCTCGCATGTCCTCGGCCTCGCCGAACACCACGGTGGCCGGGTTGTGGATCATCAGCGTCGAGCCGGGGCCCATGCGGATGGTGTCGCCGGCCATCGCGATCACGGACGCGATGGAGGCCGCGAGGCCCTCCACCCGGACGTCGATTCGCGCGCCGTGGGCCTTCAGCGCGTTGTAGATCGCGACGCCGTCGAACACGGCGCCGCCCGGGGAGTTGATGCGCACGAGGATCTCGGACACGTCGCCGAGGGCCTGAATGTCCTGCACGAACCGCTTCGACGTCAGCCCGTCGCCGTACCAGTTTTCGCCGATCGCCTCATGGATGAGGATCTCGGCGCGGCCACCCGCGCGAGCCTTGATCTTGATCACGGGGAATCTCCTGTTACAGGCGCTCGGTGGCGCCGGTGTGAACGTTCAGCACGACCGGGCGACCGCCCTTGCCGCGCTTCGCCACGGCGTCGATCGTGTCGAGCACGCGCCGCGCCTCGGTGGTGGCCGAGCCCTCGTCGTCATCGTCGTCCTGCGGCGCGGCTGCGGCGCCCTCGCCCACGCGGATCCCGAACCGCTCGCGGTCGCGCTGGTCCTGCCGGATTTCGCGGTTGACCTGGTCCGGCGAATCGCCGCGCTCGCGGATGATCCGGCTGCGGCTCTTGAGGCCCCACTGCATCTGCAGCACGAGCGCCTCGGCCTCTTTCAACGGATCGATCCAGACCATCGGCGGTGCGGTGTGCGAGCAGTCGTAGAGGGTGCTGCGGTCGACATTGGCCGGAACCCGAAGCACGCCGGCCGACAGCGCCGCGGTGATCAGGTTGTCCCAGACCGGCTGGCAGACCCGGTACACGAACGGCGACGCGAGCATCCGGTACACCACGAACTGCTCGACCAGTTCCTGTCGCTGCGCCGAGTAGGTGCCGTTGTAGTTCTTCGAGAGGCTCGAGTATGAGGTCATCAGGCCGGCCGCACCGGATCGCAGCTGCGCGTCGCGGAACGGGATCAGCGCATTGTTCGGCCGGTTCGACGAGATCGTCCCGATGTCCTCGCCGGGCCGGAGGTTGTCGAAGATGATCCCGGGCTCCCACTGCAGCTCGCGCGGCAGCGGGTTGCCCTGCTCGTCGGTCTGGGTCGGCGCCTCGTACGTATCGGGCGTGCCCTTCTTCACGTACGCCGCCATCGCCGCAGCGACGCGCGCGGCGACGCGCTCGCTCTCGTCGATCTCCTTGATGTCGTCGAAGCGGATCAGGACCGGCGCAAACAGCGTCATCCCGCGCACCTGGTGCAGTCGCTTCGTGAACTTCAGGTGCGACATCCGGTCCGCGAGCACGCGCTTCGTCGCGAGCGGCGCCGAGACGTACGCGCCGGTCGCCAGCTGCTCGCCCGGGTGGTTCAGGTAGACGAAGTACGCGCGCGGCTTGCCCCACTCGCTGCGTTCGACGCCCTGACGGATCCCGCGCGCCTGGTCGTTGAAGTCGACCGGCACGAAGTCGGCCTCGAGCGCCTCGAGGCTGTACGGCACCGTGGTGCCGTGGTCGAGCAGCGACGCCGGGCCGACGATGTGCTGCAGGAACGCCTCGCCGTCGCGGAACCACGAGCGCGCGAGCAGCCGCTGCAGCGCGTAGTAGTCGTGCTCCCACGTCACCTCGGGGCGGTAGTGCCAGTCGTCGTACAGCTGCAGCAGCTGCCGGTTCACGTCCTCGGCCGGCTCGCCGTTCGTCAGCAGCACCTGCGGCTCGGGGCGGATGCCGGTCCCCACCGTGTTCGCCACCAGCACGTCGAGCGCGCCGCTGGCGATGTCGAGGTTTTCCTCGAGGTGCCGCGCCTGCGTGCGCAGCTTCACGAGCGACTTGTCGTTCAGCACGTTGGCCGAGCGCCGGTCGGCTCGATCTTTCCGGGTGCGCGCGGGCTCGCTGGCTTCGTAGAAGGCCTTCAGCGCCCGCGCCGCGGCTTCACGCTGCAGCGCCCACTTCGGCGAGAGCGGCCCGATCACGAATCGGTTGAGCCAGCGCATCAGCGGCGCGCCCGGTTGAAGGATGCGACCGAGTAACCCAGCGAACTGCCGCCGGCGCCGATTCGCTGCAGCCGAGTGACCACGCCCTGCCAGTAGTTGATGCCCTCGATGATGTCGGCCAGCGACGAGTACGTGACGGTCTTGCCGTCGATGCTGACGCTGGCGGTGCCGGCGCTCTCGATCTGGGCGGCCACCAGCGCGTCGAGCGCGGCCTGAGCTTTCTCGAGGGTGATTCCGCTCATCGCATCCACCTGCCTGTTCTGCGTACCCACGGCGACGAGGCCGGCGCCTTCGGAGCCGCCTGGGCGGCCGGCGCGGCCGCAGGGATCGGCGCCGGCTTCGTCGGCGCACGCTCGGCGGGATCGGCTGCCCAGAGCGGCGGCCGCGTCCAGTTGATCGTCTCGGCCTTCAGCAAGATGCAGGCCGCCCGGTTGTACACGTGCAGGTCGAATGCCTCGTTGCGCGTGCCCGACGGTGCGCGCCAGCCCTTCTCGGTGCGCGTCTCGGCGGTCAGCTCGTCGAAGAACTCCGGCTCGACCCACGAAGGCACGTGGTGGAACCCCGGGCCCGGCTCGTCGCGCGCGAGATCGCCCGCAACGCCGTCCTTCAGCAGGTTCACGTTCAGCAGGTACACCGGCACGTCGCCCCGCCCGCCGGCGGCGCGATCTTTCCGCCCGCGCGAGTCGGGCCAGGTCTTCTGGACCCGCGGCGCGTTGTGGTTGCCGGTGCCCTTCACGAGGCAGAACTTCCGGTGCAGTCCGCGCACGCGCAGGCTGCGCCAGTAGTCGTAGGCCTTCTCCGTCACGCCCTCGCGGCCGCCCGAGTCGCACATCACCAGCATGATCGGCAGCTGCACGTCCGGCCGACCGTCGACCGGAATCTGCCGATCCAGAAGCGCCTCGCCCAGCAGCTCCCAGTCCTCGACGTACGAAGCCGGGTCCAGTCCGGCGGTCCGGTCCCCTTCGGGTCGGCGGCTCGAGGTGATCGCGAACCGATCGACCAGCCACGACTCGAGGTTCAGGCCCCAGCCGAAGACGTGCACGACGAACTTCGAGGCCTGCAGGTCGACCGCGGCCGTCAGGAACCGCACGCCAGCCGGCGCGACGCCGCGCGGCCAGTCCTCGACGCGCTCCATCAAGGCCTCCGAGCCGCGGCGCTTCAGCACCGCGCGCGGGATGTACGGCGCGGCCTGGTCGGTGTTCGTGGTGGTCTGCAGCGGCTTCTCGTCCCGCGTGCGGACGTAGGTCTGCACCGCCTGCAGGTACTTGAAGACGATCGAGTCCCAGCGCTGGTACGCGGCGGCCAAGCCGCCGAGCCAGTAGCTCGCGATGTCGGTCCGGCGGCGCTCGCCGGCCACCGACCCGTCGGCCTGGATCGTCTCGCCCTCGTGCACCCAGCGGGCACGCGCCTTCATCGCCGGGCGGTCCGACATCGTGTGCACGCCGCCGCAGCTGCGGCAGACCACCTTCGCGTACTGGTCGGCTAGGCCCATCAGGTCGGCGTCGACCACCAGTCCCTCGAGCTCGTCGAAGGGCGGTAGGTCGAAGCTGCCGAGGCCCGGCTCGGCCTGTGCGTACGTTCCGCAGTGCAGGCACGGCCAGTACAGCCGCGCACGTGTGCCGCGGTTGTACAGCGACAAGATCCCGCGCACCGGCGGCGCCTCGTGCGGCGTCTTGCCGCGCCACCGAGGGTCCAGCAGGTTCTCGCCGGGCGAACTCTCCGCGAGGCACTTGCCTCGAGACATGTAGGTCTCGGTCCGCTTGAACGCGAGGTCCCACAGCGGCCCCTCGCCGTCCACGTCGTCCCTGTTCTCGGGGCGGTCGTAGTCGGTGAGGAAGACGTACTGCAGCGTCTTTCCGCTGACCTGCGAGACGGCCGGCCACCCCAACTTCGTCGCGGTGCCGGACCGCCAGAATTTGTCGTAGGTGTTGTCGTCCTTCGCCCGCGGCGAGAGCCGCGCGGCGATCTCCGGCGAGTGTCGGATCGCGCGGTCGAGGTCCATCCGCGAGAAGTCGCGCGCGGTGTCCTGACTCATCTGCACGATCAGCGTGTCGCCCGGCGCGCAGGTCACGATGTACGCGACCCCGCCTAGGATTAGCGTCATGGTCTTGCCGGTGCGTGCTGGCCCGACGAACACCACCCCGCGGTACTGCCGGCTCCCGAGCACGTCGAGCGGCTCGATCAGCTCCGGGGTGAGCTCCGCGGACCACGGTCCCCGGTCGTTGCTCAGGTACGCCGCCGCGGCCTGGCTCGGGCGCATACGCCGAGGCGGCCGGACCAGCTCGGCGACCTGCGCGGAGACGCTACGCGGGTTGCAGAGCGGCGCCGTCAGCATCGTCCGTGTCCGCCGAGACGATCTCGGCGTAGATCTGCTCGCGCGCCACGTCCAGTTCGCGCTCGATCTTCTCCACCACCGTCGGCGCGGCGCCGCAGTCGCGCTCGATCTTGTCCGGCAGGGTGTCGACCGCGCGCGTGAAGATCTTCACGACCCGCGCCATCTCCTGCTCGACTTCGATCCGCGGCACCAGCTCGCCGCGCTCGACCTGCAGCTTCAGCTTCTCGTGCTCGGCCTGGTAGTGAGCCTTGCGCTGGAACGGCTCGAGCTTGTCCGGATCGATGCCGCCGTCGTCGCTGAAC